TTCTTGTCCAAAACTTTGGCATAACTTTGTTCTCCTGATCCGTGACACGGGACACAAGGTTTCTTCCTAGAAGACAATCCCGTACCACCACAAGCGACACAAGGTATTTTTTCTTTTTTCTTAGGAGGACGTTTTACCATGATGAGCTTTCACTGCTTCAATGATTCTTACAATTTCATCGTATGAAATCTGTCGTTTCTCTGCTGCACTTAATAAGAATGGGACAATATTCCGCCAATGAGGAGAGACATATGTGAAAAAGAAAAAGTGATTTTGTTCACTTTGGTACAATAGACACATATGAATTTCACCTGTAGATTTTCTACGTTTTACAGCAAGAACAAATTTATTGGTCTTACCATTAAAAAGATCTAACAGGTTCATAGTATTTTTCATTTCTAAGAAAGAAAAGAACCCCAGAATTAACCTGCTGAGGTGCCAGGTTCTCTCCACTGATAAGCTTGACCAGCGGATAATGATACCAATGGAGAGGGGTCAGTGTTAGTGTTCACGACTGACGCAAACGGTCTCTCTGTAGACCCTCTAGACAGTGGAGCTTATCAGCTATCTAGAGACTTGACTTTCCCCCAAGGAATACCCATGAACTTTTTACCGTCTTCAACGGATTTAAGATTCACAGTTTTCTTGCGGGAAAATACGGCAACAACAGTACATTCAATCTTGTTGTATTCGACGACGTCACCTTTTTCAGGGACCAATTCTTCTTCCTCTTCTTCGTCGTCGTCCTCTTCTTCGTCGTCGTCCTTACCAGGACCATCAATAATGGCCTGAGCTACGTCTTTCCAAGACTCGAGCTCTTCAATTTCAACATTCAGTCCTTCAGCGATATCAGCAAGCTGGGTCTGAGCGTCCTCATCGCCCTTGTCGCCTTTTCGACCAAGAGCCTTGATATCTTTAGGATCAAGGGAGGGAAGATTCTTCTCAGGCTCTTCTTGCTCTTCTTCGGAGTCGTTATCCTCTTCTTCCTCTTGCTCATCATCCGAAGCTATGACATCGTCCTCTTCTTCATCGACCCCATCATCGTCATCCATTTCTTCTGGTGGGTCGCAAGAACCAACCAAAGTCACAATGACGCGATCACTATCCGTAGGCTTCCAAGTACGAAACTTGAAAAACAATTCCTCTTCCTTGACATAGTCAATGACATCTTGTTCAAACGTGTCATCATCAATATCTTCCGTAGGAATCCCAAGAAGCTTCATACGGTTTTCAGCTTTGGCGAAATTCTCTTCAAAGGTGGTGACGTTTCCATCCCGTGAAGTATCGGCCAAAGTAACAGTACCAATTTGTACCAAAGACCCAACCAGATTATGGGTGTTGCCATCTTTATCCGTGAATTTCTTCGGAAAGACACAGGTACCATGAGAGTAGAAACGCTGCTCTCCTTTGTAGTCACCCGAAGCAATCTCGTCAAAATCAACTCGAGTCAATTTTGCGATACCATTGTCAATACCCGCAGGGAGAGAACCACCAGCAGGAGCTTGGGCTTTCTTTTCTCGCGTCTCATTCCGAACCTTTGATTTTGCCAGTCTTTCGCGTAATTTGGACTTTGCTGTTCTTTTTGCCATCTGAAATCCTTCAACAATTCTAGAAAACTCACGAACGATATTTACAGCTTAACGTACTCTTCAGAGAATAAAATTCCCCTGGTTCTGTTTACATATTGGGAGAAACATTTTCTTGGGGGTCAGACTCGTCTTTATCCAATTTCAGCAAAACCTCTGACCTAAAGACAGGAATTGCTTTTGGGCATTTAATCGCCAAACGAACACGATCACCCTCAATTTTAGTGACAACAATTTTGATGTCATTACCAATCAAGATCGATTCATTCTGTTTTCTTGATAAGACTAACAATTTACATTTCCAAAAAGGGTTTCAATTTTTCGTAAGACGGATCTTCAATTTCTTCTGGAAGCTCAGTTCCCGGTGGAACCCTGAATTTTGTAATATACACTTCGGAAGGACCAATTTGAGCGAAGAAGGTTACTTTCTCATTCGGCTTCGTGATGGTCTTAACTTTAGCTCCAATTTTCTTTTTTTCTGTAACACTCCCACGTTTCTTGTAAGTATGAACAACATAATCACAGGCAGGAGTAAGCCAGCCGGCAACAGCAGGAGTAGCGGCCAAAGAAATGTAGGGCATCAGAATGCTCTCATTTTCTTCTTGCATATCGTAAGTTCTTTGTTGACCAAGAATTAACGTGTTACAAGAAAGATCTAAAAGCTCTCGGAGATATTCTTTAACTTGTAACCCCATTTGTTGGTAGTCTTGTTGTTTTGCCATCCCCCAGCTATGTTGCTCCGGGAGCTTAGACAACCCCAAGATATTACTCAATACCAAATTACAGAACTCGGTCACATGATCAAGAACAACAGTCACATATTTCTTTTCTTGAATGTAATCTGCCAACAAAGATATTTCTTCAGGAGACTCAAGACCCACAACATCAATGTTTGGATATCCTCGAATTGAACGAGCTTCGTTAGTTTTATTGCCGGAACAAACAATATGAAGCAGAGGACCAGCTTTATAAAAAGAACCAGCCAAACGTGTTTTCCCCGAACCACTATGACCATAAATGATCATCTTGATTCCACCAAGATCTAACTTATCCAAACTCAAAATACGATCAAGAATTCCTTGGGGTCTTTTTGATGCAGGCTTCTTTTTTGTTTCTTTCTTTGTAGCAACTTGTCGATTCACCTGAGGCATACGATTTTCCTGAAAAGAAATGAATTATCCCACTAGCCTGATTATAGCTCGGGGAATAAAGCGTCCGACCTTACGAGCCCCAAGAACGATCCAGTATCTAAGAAATGATCGACCGCGGTCGAACCACCTTTGGCAATAACATTGTAGATCCCATAAGGGAGACGAAACGTACGAGAACAATGATGAGGGAATAGTCTAGATCTTAAAGTGTATTCAAAGATATTTCCATCTCGATCCCAACAATTCTCCCACCATTCATAGTCGTCCAAAAGGTTTTCTAAAATTGGGAACAGAGTTTGTTCCGTAAATTTCTCAACATCCTTTTGGTCTACTGTGACTTCAATACGTTCAAAGAATTCTGGTTTGTTTTCTTCAATGATTTTACCAAGACGAGCATAGTATTCATCGTAAGTTTCCGCTGGATTATTCTTTGTTGCCTTTTTCCTACGGATAGAACCTAATCCCCCACTGAGAGGACGCTTGACAACGTTGTAACGGACTCCCATTGTCTGAGGTTTACCTAAGTGCTGACCTAGAGCAAAGATGTAGGTCATTGTCTGTAGATCGTACCTCAGCTGTTTCAAGATATCTTGAAGTTCGATAGTCGTTTTGGTTTTATTCTCTTGGAGCCAATATTGGCCTCGAACTTTGTCTACCATGTCCCATTTACCTCGGAGAGTTATTGTTCTCCCACTTGGTAATTCATAAGGGACTCGGAAAGAATACTCCTCGAGGTATGGTTTGCGTAATTTTGTATGTTCATGATCTTTCCAATACTCCAAGAAGATAGGAAACTGAACACAACAAACCCGATACCATTTTGTAATTTCTTCTTGTTGGTCTCTGTACTTCTTGGTAAGACCAAGGCAATATTCTTTCAAAGGTTCTTGCCAATCTTTACCACCTCCAACCATTTCTTCACAGAGGTGCCACATATGACCATACTCAAGGACATGTTGGAAACGTGGAGGAGTATTAAGTCCAAGCATCCAATAGACATAACATCGATAAGGACAGGCAAAGTAAGCACTCAACATAGATTGAGTAATCCCATCTTCAGTTGGGCCTTTCCAAAGAGGATGAGCTAAACGTGTGATCCTTTGGGTTCTTTTCAGCTTATCGGCGAGACTTTTTCTTTTCTTTGGAACTTGGACCATTGGATACTTTCGTAAAGAATTCTTCTAAAAGTAAAATTGTTTTTTGAGCAGTGATACCTTTTAAGGCATCGTCAGCACGAAGAATAGCTGCCGGATGTATGATTTCTACTGAATAATCAAAATCCCAATCACAATAAATAGGAGCGAATTTACCTGAGAGGCGACCAACCATAACAATGCCCTTGGGTTTCAACAATTGTATAAGATCATTGAGCCTTGGGGCACAGGATTTAATTTCCTCTTCTTCTGGAAATTTTGTCTTAAGAGTTTCTTCTTGGAAAGGGACACAAGATAACATATTCGAGTAGAATAAACGTAACTCCTCGGCTTCTGCTAGCTCCTGTGCCCTCTCACACATCTCAATCAGTAAACTACCCGCAGGTCCCACGAACGGACGTCCCACAGTGTCCTCCGCGGTCCCAGGGGAGTCTCCCAGTAATAAGACGTCACAAGGCATCTTACCTGTACCGAGTATAGTCTTGCTTCTTGTTTTACAAAGAGTACAAGAGGTACAATTTGACCATTGAGATTTATGCTCCGACCAAGAAGATGAAGAAACAATTGGAAGCTTTTTTGGTTTTTTAGGCATTTAAGGTTTTCGACATAATCCGAGGTTAAATCGACGACAATACTCTGCTAAAAGTAAAGCATCACATATGGCTAATTGTTTTCCTTTTGTTCGGGGCATAGTCCATAATTCATATTTTGGAAAGAGCTTCTTAGCTTGCTCAAGGCATCTCAATTTGAGAAGATTCTTAGGTTCGCCCTTTTTCCTGCCCGCTATTCCGAATTCTACCTGCCAGGTTTTAGGATTAACATGCTCCCAAGGGATTTGACCAAAAGTAAGACCCATGACAAGAAGACCAACACCATAACCAAACGTGAAAGCACCCTTATGTCCTTCTCCTGGCATGGTACCTACTTTCTCTAAACAACAATGAGTTGTTTGTCGGGATTCTATGAGCAGTTTCAAATCAACTGGACTCTCAGGCATAGAATCTACATAAAGAATTTCACCTTCTGAATTAATCCAAACAAGAC